CCCGCCTCTAGCGAAGACGTTTCGTTTTCAAGTACTTCACGACAGCAAAGTCGTTAATCCCTCTCTCTACGGAGGACTTAGTGTACGTTGGAACAAAATCTCTAAGGGTTTTAGCAACCTTATAGGCCTGAGCAAGCCCGCGCTTAAGGAAACCTGGGATAACAAGACCAAGCTTGAACTTGTCACCCTTAATAAAGTAGTCAATTAGGTTGTGAAACACAGGAGACTGGTTACAATTCTCTAATATCATTATCCATCGGAGTGACTCCATACTACTACTCCATTTGACTGGGTCGTGGAACCGCTCTGGGTTCATCGCGGTATTTAAAGCTAGAATACCGGGATAACTACCTGCCACAACACTTTTACCGCTTAATTGAGTCCTGATTCTAACATCAAAGAAGCGTTGCAGATAGACACAAGTTTTCTCATCCACTCTTTGCTTATCGGGAGAACTAACTAGTCCGAACTTTTTAGAATGTTCTGAGAATACATCAGGAAAATCAGAAATAATGGAATTCCAAATCATCAAACCGTCGTCGCCAAGAACTTGCTTAATTGCAAGCTCACCATAATGGTCTTCAACTGTAAGCATAATGGCTAGAGAAACAATCGATTCGGCGAGATTTGTCCATCCACTTCCACTGGGCATACCATGAGATCCAGTGTAAAGTTTATCAGTACTTACCAATACTGAAATCTGGCTACAGTGTGTTAGTGTCTCTAAAAGTTGGGCTCTCACGGACTCCTGAAATACAGGTCCCAACACGCGATATACAAAATCAAAATGGTCTGGTCCAAAATGTTTATCCATTTTAATGTAATCGGTAGAACACTTGGTCTTACTACTCGAAATTCCCTGTTCAGTTAGCGTAAGTGCAACTTTATCAAAGCCCTCCCAAGCACTAAAGCTAGGAACAGAATTTGATCTAATTGCATCTAGAACTGGATTTACGAACGATTGTTCGATTAAGTTAGTCGAGAAGGGAAACATAAATATAAACCTGTCGGCTTGTCTTTGTCCTCTGGATCCGAGAATAGCTGGATAATCTCTCCATTTTCCAGAAAGCGCATCTCTGATTGCACGGGCCTGAATCGTAGAATCAGATCTTCTTCCATAACTGGGACATCCGGAATTGGTATTAAGCGTGCCGCCAATTTGTCCTTTCTTTAGAATGCGCTCGTATGACCAAGGTCTGAGATCACGTTTGCCTCCGAAAAGGTGGTCTCTAACACGTTTCGCCAGATCGTCGAGTTGAGAAGAGCTGTAGTTGATGGCACCAGGAAGGGTAAAGTAATCTTCAAAACTACCTTTCCTGTCGTCAAACGGTGGATATCCGCCTTGTGGACCAACTTTCGTTATACGGCTTTTCTCATACTCATATAAATCATGCGTGATACCAGGTGTACGGGAGAGCAAATTAAAGTAGTTGTCAGTTACATCCTTTTCAGATTCTCCTTTGAATAAAGGGGAACGTGGTGTGGACAACTTACCTTCGCGTAAGAGCTGAAGTGAATTCGAGACTATAGGGATTTTCTCTTCCTCAAGGATACTTACCAAATAAGATCGCGTTATCTTTTCAATCTGCATGATTAATACTAAAAGTTACTCTTCAGTTGCGTTATCGGCATTCTTGCCTTTCTTACCTCTTCTTCTTTTAGGAAAACGTTCTTTTTCACCTTTATTTGAAGGAACGTCGTTGAGATCGAAAATCATAGAGAATAACTCATATCCAGTCTCTCTTGAACTAGTAACATTAACATTGTTAATCTTTTCACGTCCAGGCCAGATTAGTGGGTGAGTTGTGCCTGCAATAGTGTACGTTTCACATCTTGAATATATGTGATCATAAGTTAGATTAGAATCTAACTGGAAATATCTGTCCGTCCCATCCACAATGAAACTGAAACGGTTAGAGAGATTTGAATTTATGGGGCCCATCATTAACGGAACAGTGATACCCGGTGCCCAGTTACCAGCAAAAGTTCCAGTAATAGGGTAGTACATAGAAGCGATGGCTGTAACAGCACCATCAAGGTTGTCACCAGTTGCACCATACACTACATCGTTATCCGTAGAACTAACAGCAGGACCTCTGTAGTCGATACCATTTTTGTACTGTGAATACGGAAGATTTTCGAAAATAGTGTGCCAGTTATGTGAATACTCACATACATCCATTCCGCCAGACGTCTGACCACGACCTGGAATCCAAGTTGGACAAACCCTAGCAATTAGAGCGGTAGTCTCGCGCGCTGCGAAAAGCGCAGAAATCGCG